CCGATTTATTAATTGGAAGAGATTATGTTTTATAACATAATAAATCTACCTAGTAATTAATCGATTCAGATCTTACATTGAGATATGCCGTAGGACAACCTATGGGTGCATTATCATCGTGAGCAATGTTAGCATTAACTCACCATATTATTATGCAATACTGTAGTTGACTACGTAAGACAAAGAAATTTGTCTTAGATTATCATACTTGAGAAACTCGTTATGAGGTTCTAGGGGATGATATTGTCATATTTGATGCGGATCTAGCTAAAACTTATTTAGAAGTAATGTCCTTATTAGGAGTACCTATAAATGAGAAGAAAAGTGTTGTCGCTAAGAACATACCTGTTGTTGAATATGCAAAACGTCTATCCATTTTTGGAAAAGATTGTAGTGCATTATCATGAAAACAGTTTATGTCTTTAGACTCACTAAAAGGTCGATTAAGCCTTATAGTGTCATTAATTCAAAAGGATAAAAGTTTTTCTTTGAAACCTGTATCTGTTATCAGTACGGTTATGAAGAAAACTCCTTGAGATAGAAGAGTATCATACGATACTCTGGCTCTATTTGCATTATTAAATACTTACTTTACAAAAGTAGGTACTTTAATGCAGACCTTACATTTTATTGTAAGTAGTAGAGTTCATATCTATGCTCAACAATTAATGTTCGACAACCTTAAACCTGGTTATCTGTTAGAACAGTTAGTTTTATATATTAAAACTGGACTACCTTTGAATTTATCAAAGAAAGATAAATTTACTGTAGATTTAGCTTTACCACCTATAAAAAATGTTTTGGTGGAGAAGATTAATCGTATTAGTAAGAGATTATCTTTACTGGAAATTCAGAGATCTGCTTTAAAAGTAAGTAGGATCTGTATAGGTCCTTACGCTTTAGAAGGTTCTCAAAAGAAATTAGAAAGAGTAATATCATTACATTACATATCCTCGGATCCCAATATTGGGAATCCTTGTGAAATGACAATGCCAGATAAGGCATTAAGTTTTGATGCTCTTTTTGAAATCCTAGAGTATAATCTTTCTAAGGAGTCTTATTTTAAACTCGCAGATAGATATGACCAAGATAAGATGATATTGGAAGAGATTAAAATCAATCCGTCTGAAGCTCTTAAGTGAGTTTCTGACGTTCAGAAATCTTCTGAAAATGATTTTATGTACTTCTTTTAGGAGTCTGATTGGCACGTTTTCACTAAACGTATTAGTGCTTTGGTGTGAGGAAAATCTCAGGTAAAAGATCTTATTCTTTTACATGGTCTCCTTTATCCAAGAGAGGTTCCTAGGTAGAAATACTGAGGTG